CCTTCGCCTCTAATATCTATCAACCTTTCAATAGGTGTTTCATTTGTACGTCTAGTCGCAAAGGTAGTAAAATTTTGTGGATTATTGTAGTAAAAGTGCATACCCTTACCAGTTATGACTTTAAAGGGTGTGACAGGTAGATTATTTTCTACCCATACCATAGCTTCTGGAGTGTCAGCATCAACCACAATAAATTTACCACAGACAATAGCAACTACTAGATCATCACGATCTTTAAACCATTCATCTATTTTTTCTCTTGGCGGTCTTTCGGTTTTATATTGTTCCCACGAACCTAAGTTTTTAGGAGGTTTTTTATCTGCTCTTTGTAAAGGAACTACACTATAGCCTTCTTCGTAATATGTGACCGCTAATTCATAAGGAGAGTCATTCTCCGACAAATTAAGCTGAAACATCTACTAAACAATTTCAGATAAACGACCATAAATAGACTCGTAATCTAAACGACCTTCTGTCGCTTTGATGATTGCGTGAGTCTGCTTTATTGATGGTTGTCTATAACCATACCTCCAAGCTTTGACAGAAGCTTCTGAACAGCCAAATTTTTCGGCTGCTTCTTTCATACCTAAAAATTCTATATATTCTTTTAATGTGTAATGTTTCACTTTTCTATCCTTATGTTTTGGGGTTACACCTACTTTTTCTAAAGTTGCTAAATTCTTTGTTGATAAAGCTTTTGTTCTGTAATAATAATTTGCTAACCAAGTGTTGTTTGTTTCCATATACTCCTCCGAAAAAATAAGTTTTACATATTGTAGAGTTTTGTTTATAATAAATCAAGTTCATAAAAAAGCGAGGTGAAGATGAGCATTAAAAATAAAATAGTAAGTCCAGAGCAACTTGTTGAAAAGCAAGGTGCAAAACTTTTAGTTTACGGTGCCGCTGGCGCTGGTAAAACAAAACTTTGTGCAACTGCTCCTGGAAAAGTATTAGTTCTATCAGCTGAAGCGGGTTTGTTATCTATTAGAGATGCCAAGAATGTTGACGCTGTAGAATTAAAAGAGGCTGCAGAAGTTATGGAATTTCATAAAGCTTTAGATACAGGCGAACTAGAATATGACACTGTATGTCTAGATTCTATTTCAGAAATAAGTGAGATACTTTTAAATCACGAAAAGTCAAAATCTAAAGATGCCAGACAAGCATATATGGAAGTTCAGAACTCTGTAACAAATGTAATGAGAGCTTTTAGAGATTTGCAAATGAATGTAATTTTTATTTGTAAAATGGATAAAACTATAGTTGAAAACTCAGTAAGCTTTGAACCTAAAATGGTTGGTGCCAAATTAGGTCAAGCTATTACTTATTTCTTTGATGAAGTTTTAGCTCTTAGAGTAATAGAAGACCAAGATGAGGAAGGCAACATTGTTAAAAGACGTTGGTTGCAAACTGAAATGGGTCAAGGCTACACAGCTAAAGATAGAAGTGGAAAGCTAGAACCTTTTGAAGCACCTGACTTGAGTTCTTTATTAGTGAAGTTAGGATTTTCTAGCATTAAAGAAGAAACTCCTGTAAGTCAACAAGCAATAAGTGGAGGAAAAAATGGCTGATTTTGAAGACGTAGCTTTTATAGAAAACCTAGAGGAAACAGTTTCTTCTGGGCCACAGGTTGCTCCTGAAGGGGAGTATGTATGTAAAATTGTAGAGAGTACAAAGTATAAATCCAAAGCTGGTAACTATACGGTTAAAATGATCTATCAAGTAGATGGCGGTAATTTTAGAGATCATACTGAGTATTACAATCTTTGGCATCCTAACGAACAAACAAGAAGTATTTCTAATGAAATTTTTACTAGAATTACTAAAGCCGTTGGATTTAAAAAATATCCATCTAATGCTGACTATTTTGTTGGTAAGGAATTATTACTTGGTTTGAGAACTGTAGATGAAACTTGGCAAGATACAGACGGCAACGAAAGAACTTCTGCTAAAAACAAAGTTAAATACTACAAAGCAAAACCTAGTGAATTTGCTGTTAAAGAAGAGGAAACTACAGAAACACAAGTTTCGCCACCTCCTTTTTAAATTAAAGGCCTACTACGACTTTAAACTGTATGGAGATTGTAGTAGGCACTTTACCTACCCTGGCCACGATATTTCGCTTTAGTCCTTCTTCTTTTATGTTTATTTAAAGTAGAGGTTGATCTGTTCCTACACAAAGATTGACTGGTCTTTTTACCTCTAGATCCACAAACACTTTCATGCGTATGGAACGCTTTTATTTTTTGAACCATTTTTCTTTTTCTTTAGCAGCTTCTACAAGATTGTTATTTCTCTCTATAATATTAGCTAAAATATGATTTTGATTAAAGATTACTATTTCCAGAAATTTGCCTATTTGATGCGTATCTGTTTTTTTCCAATTGTTTTCTTTACTAGCATAAAAATCATCTATTTCTTTTAAAACATCATGTAAATCTTCTGCTAATAATTTTAGTTCTGCACTATCAAATTTAGGTTCATATTTGTGTTTCATAATTTATTTTTTTAAGTTTTCTTTGATTGCTTTCATGTCAGCAATTAATTTTTTCCAAACTTCAGGATCTAGTTCTAATAATAAATTAAAAGCCTTAAGATTTCTGTAGTAATGTCTATTAAGACTATCAAGAGTTTTGATACGATCAAAAGGTATGGCCAATATTTTGCTTATGTTTTCTGCGTCTATTTGTTTAGAGGTCTTCATAATATTCAATAAGTTTGGATAGATACCATCTTGCTTTTCTCAAGTCTTCAATATTTTCGTTTTTATATTTATGCCTATGGACATACTTGATCACATTACCTTCTAAATAACCTGGATAGTGTGAACCTAATTGTTGATGTATATAATCAATACATTCCACGCTTCCATTATTATAATGTGGCGGTTCTGAAACCATATCTTTTATACTTGGTACTTTCATTATCTCATCTAATTTTTTATCATCCATTTTTTTTCTCCTTTTTTTTATTTTTATTTTTTTTGTTTTTAAGTTGTTTCACTAATTCTATATTCTCTTTGATAGTATTTATTTTATCCATTTTTTTAGTTGTAATTCTTAAACCTATTTTGTTTTTCTATAGATCTTTTAGCAAAATAATTAAGATCAGAAGTATATTTTTCATTAATAGGTAAATGAAATTGTTGTCGTATTCTTTCTCTATTTTTTATCCAATACTCTTTGTAATAAGGTGTTTCTGAATAGTCATATTCAATATGAGTTTTAACTTTCCAAACATAAAACTTCAATTCATGGTTATCTGTCGGTTGCGATTTAGTTTTAATTTGAAAACCATAAGTGTCTGCTACACTTTTAAATTTATTTCTTTCTCTATATGTTAAATTTTTGACTCCTTCTCCATCTTCTAATGAATAGTATAAGGTACAAAAAATTTCTAATGTTTCTCGAGAAGGTTTTGGTCTCTCTTTGTCAGATACTTTGTTAGCGTATATATGTTCTTTATAATTTTCATTTGATTTTTCATATTTCATTTGTTTCTCCTTTTAAAGATATACCTTCTGATTCTGTCCAAACTTTTCTTGCTTAATTTACCAGCGTCTTTGCTTTTAGTTTTAGATTGCATTTACTTCTCCTTTTATTTTTATTGGTTTTATTATGTATAAATTTTGTTTTGCTTTTTTTATCTTTGTTAATCTATAGTCTTCTGCGTCTCCAAATTTTTTAAATATTGCAATTAAAATTAATTCTTGAGTTTCTGCGTTAGATAGTTTTAATTTATAAACTCCCCAATTTAATTTTTTTGCATGATTTAAAAACTTTTGCTCAACCATTTAGATCTCCATACTTGCATAGTATTTATCTACTTTGATACCTAATCTTTCTAAGGCAAGTTGACCACAACTCATACCATCAAATAGACTCAATACTTTCATAGGCTACGCAATAAGGGGTTTTTTAGGCTCTCTAAGCTTCAATTCAATAGTATTTGGAGAGTTATACACGGTTGGTTGTTCTTTGCCTTCTATTACGTCTTTATATTGATATAAGGCACCTTCTAATATTCCCCACCCAGCATCTAAATCATACTCAGATAACTTGAATATTTTACTAGCAAAAGGCGCTTTCTTTTCTTGAGCAACAAAAATAAAATCCACAACTTTAAACCCAGCTTTTTCATAAGCACGTTTGTACCAAGCTGCCTGTAAATCATAACTGTATTTTTTTACAGAATTAGTAAAGCCTTGTACTGAACAATCAATCGTAGTTTTATAATCTACTAAAACAATAGCATTACTGGCATAAGGTGTTTGAATAGGATGTCGTAACACATCTGACTTTACTTTTAACAACACATCTTTTTCCCACCAAAAAATTGCTCTTTCGTATGGCGAGTTAAACACACTTGGGTATTCTGTTACATCTGGTTTTAATAATTTTTTACCTTCGGGCAACAACGCTTCATTCATTTGAAAGATAGCTTCTCGGTCTGTATTATTTATGACAGTAAGACCTCGCCCTTCATACTCTCTTTTCAGATCTTTATTTTGGTTGGTGTAAGGCGAACCTACTAAACAAGCTACATCTTTGTTAAAAGCATCCTCGCCTTCTACTATTAAAGAGTGAGCAGCGGTACCAAAGCGTAACGCTGGACTATCTTGGACAGTTTCTTCTAAAGCGTGTATCTGGCTCTGCATAAATCTTCTTATGGTAGATGAAGATAAGCCTGGACACCTATGGTAAAAGTTATGATCCATATCTTCAAAGTATAGAGCATCTCCTAAAATAACATGATTGTGATCTTCTAATAATTCAGGCAACTTTGGAACTGTCATCTTCTTCTCCCATTTCTATTGCTTCTTTACAGATTATTCTAGCTTCTTCACAAATCTTAAGAATTTCTCTTCTCGTACATTCTATTTCCCATCTAAGTCTTTCGACTTGTTCTTCTGGTGAAATGAACACTCCATCAGCTATCTCTTGATAACCTTCTGCTAACTTTTTTTCTTTATCGACCATATCTTGATCCTCCGACTTGAATTATATACCAAATTTATTTAAAATGTCCACTATTAGTAACAGAGGAGTTTCAAATAGTAAATAAAAAATCGTACTTCTTGCAAATGTTCTCCTTGCGATATAAGAAGTTTTTTGGCCTCAGAGGGAGCCAAGCGGTCAATCCCTCTGCTAAAATAGTAACATGAGTGAACAAGAAATAAACGAAGCTGTAATGAATACTGTTACAAATTTTCATAAGCTACCTAAACAAGATATGTTAAATGTATTAGCTTTGTTAAAATATATAATTGAAACAAAAGAAGACGAAGACTTTTAAATTTTAAAGTTTCATGCTTATAATGAGTAATGGACTTAAAAATTGTAAAACTATCAGATAAGTTTGATAAGCCTACGGTATCAGAATTAATTGATAAATTAGAAAGTATCTCCAAAAATCACGCAATTAGAGGCGAGTCGGAACTGCACACTTATTTGTGTATGTTGAGTTATTCGTTGTCTAAAATTTTAGACATAACTAAGGATGAGCATAAGACTGTTAGCCTGGTTAATCAGACTTTAGATGCTTATTTACCTGATGATATAACCTTTGAAAATGAGATAACTTTCGTGCCTGATTTTGATTTTGAGCCAAATACCTAATATTGTCTTATTTTTGTCAATAATGCATGACATCTGAAAGCCTTTGTTTATAAGGGTTTGACGATTATTTTATTTTTTTCATTTTTGTCATAAGAAATATACTTAAATGTGTATATATTTAAGAAAATACTTGACACTACAAATCTCAATAGTTTATCCTTCCTCTACACTATAGGGAGATGGTGGAGAGAGTTAGTATTTAAAACTAGCAAATTACACTTGATTTAGTGCTATATGGAAAATCAAAAAAAACATGATCTTACCTATAAAGATCAAATCATAGAGGAAACCAACGAACCACCAATCGAATATTGCAATTTAGATAAGCGTCTGAACAGACGACAACACTTATTTATTTGGAATGCAGTCAATAATCCACGTTTATCTTTTATTGAAGCTGCAGCTAAGTCTGGCTACAAAGATCCTCGACAAGCAGCTAATAAATTGATGATGAACAAGCTCGTCAGGTCGGAATACAACTATTTGATGAACGAAGTCAAAAAGAAGTATGAACTAAATTATGATCGGGCCGTACAGGATTTATACGACATTCGGGACAAAGCCCTAGAGGCTGGCTCGTTTAATGCAGCCATATCGGCTCAGAACTCGTTATTGAGAGTCGGGGGACTTATTGTAGATCGTAAGGAAGTGATGTTTGGTAAGATAGATCAAATGAGTCGGGAAGAAGTTGAAAGTCGCCTGGAACAATTATTAGGTAAATCCTTAGAAGCAGAGATTATAGATGAAAAAAGAGATCCTGGGCTGCTGGAAGAAAAAAAAACAAAAAAAAATAAAGAAGAAAAGGTTATTCCTTCTCAATAAGTAAGAAAATAATTATTATTATTAGGGAGAGTTCAAACATTAGGTGAAGGTCTATTTAAGGGAGAAAAGAAAAGACTTTGTAAATAAACCTTCAAAAGCATCTTATAATGTATTAAGCGTACAAATCAAGCATTTCATAAGCATATTTTAATGCTTCGGCTTCAGACAGGCCTTTGTCTAATGCTTGTTCGTAATGATGTTCTAAAAATTGTTCGTTTATATTACAACTCATGCTTCCTCCTCATCAGGTGTTTCAAATGAATAATGAATAGTTTCATTACCAACTTTAATTCTGTACCAAATCACAGGACACGTGTCTAACCACTCATAAAATGAATCTGGCATTTTTTTATCTGCACTCATGCTTCCTCCTCTTTTTCTACAGTAAGCTCACAACCTATTTCAGTATTTAAAATACTTTCTATATTTCCATTTACCAAATCTCCACCATTTTCTAAAATGTAAATTTGCACATTATCGTTTTGGTCAAACTGTTTTAAAGTTTTAATTAACTTTTTAATTTTCATGCTTCTCCCTTGTTATTCAGTTTTTTAAGTGCATCAATACTTATCGTCATAACTTTAGTATCTTCATGGCAATAATCATCATATTCTTCATCATGTTCGCTAACAAAATCTACTTCAAACTCATAACGTAAATGATTTAATATTTTCATAGCATTATTACCACCATATCTGTATAAATCTATAACTTCCATCTCATCATTCAAAGCGTAATGTATGCAACTCCCTTCACAAGTAAAGTATTTACGTTTTTTGGTGTATTCAACATTAAATCCTACATCTGCAAGATAATCGCTATCTTCAATAGCTTCTAATGAAATCGGTTCTGTTGGTCTATAATATGTGGACATCATTTTTCTCCTGATTTTCTTTTTTTAAAAGTCTTAATATTTCTATAACTTCTTTACTTTTCTTGCCGTCATCTCCTACGACAATATCTACGGCTTCTTTAATCGCTAGTTCGCTATACATCATGCTTCCCCATACTCCTCATCTGTTCGTTCATCTGCCCAAAATCCTTCATTTGAGCCACAAGATAAACAAACATTAGTTTTTAAATTAATATCTCTACTGCCACAACATATACAACATTGAGGCATTTCTGCTATTTCTAACCAACTGTAATCTCGTTTCATGCTTCCTCCTCATATTTCTTGTTAATAAAATCTTGGTTTTCTTTCTGCCATTCGGCCTTAGACTTAAAAGTTTCTCCGTAAGCGTGTTTCTCAGCTAGATACTCTTGATAAAATCTATCAATAAACAACTGCTTATCAGATCTTTTTTCTTTATAACTGTAGTCAATATTTTTCGGCATCTTCATTATTTGTACTCGTTAAGGTTTTGTTTAAAGTTTTGTCGGCTAGACTTGGTACTTTGTTTTCTCTCAAATT